TCTGAGAATTTCAGAGGATCTTCCGAGATTAAATCCTCCTTCTCCATCCATTCTAGACGGGGGGACGTTAAGTGATCTGTATAACTTTTTCTTAAAGTATTCAATATCTGTGATTTCACCAAGGTTTTGACCTCCAGGAAGAGTAGTAATTTCAGTACCACGCCCTCCTTCTCTGCGAGGGAGCCAGAAATCTTCAAGCATCGCCATGTATTTTTTATCATCACGAATTTCTCCCGTGTTTGCATCATAAACAAGTTTGTTGCGATATCTCATCATGACATCACGCAGATATTGTTCTGCCTTCATTTTAGGCAAATTACCAACATCAATATAGAAAATTCTACGTTCTGGTGCTCTACTCAAACGATAGATGACCAGTGAATCCTCAATCATGCGGAGTTGATTGAGCGATTTAATTGCTTTGTGAAGATAAGAAAGTGTATTTCCTTTATTCCTATCTACCAGTCCAGATGTACAATATGTAATTGCATCAGCAGCAATCTTAATACCTTGACTTGCTCCTGTCTGAATTGGGTTGCCGGAGGGATATCTTGGTTTGGGATTGTAGAGAAAATATTCCTCAATCTGAGGAAAATCGTAATCCATTGGATCATTCTTCAATGGATTGAGTTTATTTAATTCCTTTTCTTTGTCTTTCTTTTGTGTGCGAACATGACGCATCTTCATCGCATCAATGTAACGCAACTCCTGAATACCCTCATGAGGATTCTTCAGATCAACAACTTTGTGATAAAAAATACGTCCATCAATATACCAATTCCTATAGATTTCATGGCATTTTTTATCAAAATCTAGAAGATCAAGAATATATTTAAATTCTGATCTAATTTTTTTCTTAATGCCATCGCTGGCATTTAAGTTAGAAAGTTCAATCTCAACAGGACTATCGCTAGAGTCAGAAACAACTGCTTCATTTACAATATCTTCAATGGCACTATCACACTCTGGGTGCAATGCCATTTCACGATATCTTTTGATCAGTTCAAACTCAGTTCGATAAACACCTTCAAGGTCAACGTAAGAACCAAAAAAACCACTACTCGCAAAGTGGTCAACCCCATCCTCATTATTTTGAGGAATAGGGGAGACCGCTCCGGGAGATAGTGGTTCATTGTCCTCTATCGAGAACCCAAATAATTTTGACATTATTTAATTTACTCTAAGTTTCTACTATTTATTAACCGTTAGGACCGCCTGCTCCAGTCAACGTGAAGGTTTGAACCTGGAAGGTGACGGTAAATTCTTCGATTGTATCCGAAGAATCATAGCTCAGGTCAATCGCGCTGATTTCTGTTGGGAAGATATCCTCGAAGGTATATTCCTTAAGAACAGCGTTAGATTCACCACTGCTATCTCTACTGCTTGAGGTAGAACCTCTACCGAGTTGATAAACAGTTGCGTTTGCCATGTACGCACTTGGATCAGTTGCGCCAAGATTGTTTTCCAATCTAGCAATGCCCTGCATCCATTCTTCAAATGCATTTCTGACTGCAAAGTTTTCGTCATTAATGACGGTTACAGTCCAGGTATCAACAGTTCTGTCTCCAGCAACCTTGAAAATACGACCCCTAAATGGGACATCAATATTTGCGATTGTCGAAGCAGGCAACTGAGCTGCCTTACACATAAATCTAAAGTTGTTTGGATCCCAATCTGCTGTTGCCGCAGCATCAGGGAACGTAGTCCTGACTTAAACTGAGAAATAGTTTTATTTTCTCTTGAAGTTGCCATGGTTGCTATCCTCCTTTAGTTATTTAGTTCTAAGATCAAACTCGGCCAACCACTTCTTCAAAGTCAACGCCGGTTCGCGTTGCTACGAAGGTAAGTGTGACAAAGTTAATAGACTTCGCAGGCTTCAGGAAGATATCTGCCCTGAACTCATTGTTATCAATGATATCAGGAGTGTTGTTTGTCGTATCGCAAACAACCAGGAATCCGAAGAGTCCTCTCTTCGCCTGAACATCGCGGAGATATGGTTCAACGATGTTTCTAAAGTTTGCTCTGGTCAGTTCGTCGTTGAGTTCAAAGAGTTGTGCCTCTGCTGCTTTTTGCAGTGCTTGCTCAACTGTTAAGAACAGGCGGCGAACATTGATTCTGTCGAAGGCAGATGCATAACCTAGAGCAGTCTTATCACCAAAGAGGAGAGTTCCTAATCCAGGTTGAGTGATAACGGAGTTAACTCTCTGTGGATACAGTTTGTCTCTTTGTGCTTTATTTGGATTGTAAGCAAGTTTGACAGCGTTGTTAATAATACCACGCTGTTGACCTGCTGGTGAGAACCAAGGATAAGCAACGATGGAAGTTCTAACCATCAATCCAGCAATGTCACCATTACATGGGACATAGCGGAACTTGTTATTAAATCTATCAAACATGTACTTATAACCAGAATCAAACACTGCATAAGAAGAAGATTGCAGTGAACTAAAGAAGTTAATCAGGTTGTTAGTCTGTGTGTCGTCGTTGGTTACATTAACCAGGTTTGCTCTGTGTGGTCCAATGGTAGCAACACAATCCTTTCTGCTATTTGCAATAGAGATTAGTTTGTTTGCTTTTGCTTGAGACTCAAACTCAGAGTTGAAACCACCAGGACCCATGATTAGATAATCAACTGCGATTTCTTCTCTGTTGGAGAAGAGATCGTAACCACTCATAACCTTACCGAGAGCAGGAAGCATTCCACCACTGGTAGAGTAGTTTTCACCACCAGCCAAAGTATAAGAAGTATTTCCGATTGATGCGAAAGTTACTCCTTGTGCTGCTTGGTTCCAAAGACCATCTCCTGTGGAGACTGGTACAAATGCGGTAGATTTAACACCAGAGTAAGTAGTAAATCCAGTCGCTCTAGGAGCAGTTCCATGATACGCATCGATTGCGCTGGATGGATTGCCACCAGCGTAGATATATTCAGAGAAATCTGCGAGATAGGACTCATAGAAAATTCTCTGAGGTGCGTTAACATTAGAGATAGCGTCAGATGCTTTAGAAAGACTGATGTGCTTCTCTAAGATATTCCCTTTAATACCACTGATCGTTCCAGTGTCATCAACGATTACAACGTGAGCAGCGTCATTATAACCCTGTCTGTCAGTAACGAATACGTTAGCAGTGGGTTTTGGTGCAAGTTCTTTCCAGAAGATTGTCTGATTAGTTAGACCCAAAGTCTGTTGATCATACCAGTCAACTGCACTAGTTGGAGTAACTGCGGTTGTTGCAGATCTACCTGTGTTGACGCCAGCACTATTGACATATCTCAGAGAGGATGTCGTTTTGATAGATCCAAAGGTTGTTCCTTCGGTATAACTAATTCTAGTTTCAGTTGCCCCACCACCAACTGTTTCTACACGAGAAACGAGTTTAACGTCGATTGTGCTATTTCCTGCACTAGCATCCGTATTGATACCGGTGATGATACCTTTAAGATATCCGTTGAATGCTGAAGTTGTTCCAAGACCAGCAATGACTGCACCTGAGAGAGCAGCGGTAACACCGCCACCAACCACAGCACCCTGAGCAGCAGGGTTCGTGGTTCCGATACCGATGATCTGGTCCGCCATATCATCGATCCAGCAAACTTTTAAATTGTTTGCATAGCGACCAGGATTCTTGGCAGCGTAAGTAAAGTTGGTTGCTTCAGTATAGTTGTTGATGTAGTCGTCGTAGTTCTTGATCTTAAGAGTTGTGGTGTTGGCAATTCCTACACCAGCGTTTGCAGTCTTAAGTTCATCTCCATCAACTCTAACAACTTTAAGGATACCCCCATATGTTAAGTAGGACGATGCGGTCATCCAGTATTCGTACTGGGCATCTGTCGAAAGAGGCTTACCGAAATATTCGATAAGTTCCTGCTCGTTAGTAACGTCGATAGGATCTTCGACGGGTCCAATTTCAAAAGGTCCTGCAATAGCACCAATATTATCAAGAATGTTATCAACTCTTCCTACTGTTAGGTCAACCTCCCTGACTAGTACGCCAGGAGATAATTGAGGAGTTGCCATGTTTTTCTCCGTGGTCTCAGTTTATCTGAAATTATTTAGAATTATGAGCACTTTCAGTGGGGAAATGTGGCGTGAACTACCAATCTGGATAAGACCAATCAACAAATGGTGTTTTCTTTTTCCTACATTCTACAATTCTTTTGATTGTACAGTCCTTACACTCATATGAATATGAAGATGCAACTGCTCCTCGATTTTTTCTAGTTCTATAAAATCCATCAACTAAATTTTTTGTTTCGCCACAAATTCTACATCTTCTATCTTGTAAAAGAAGATGACCAAGTTTTATCTGACCATCAAAATCCATTATGAGAGATAGTCCCACATAAACGCTCTATCGCCATACTCATCAGTAAACCATCTGTCCCCATCTTTATCAACAAAAGTATCATCATCAAGACCATTGTTCATAAAACCAAACGGTGCCATATCTTGTTCAATTTGATTTTTCTGTTCCTCATATAATCTCTTACGAACATCCTGATCAGTCAATTCTTTAAAATAGTCCATCTGGACCAACCAAGCATAAATGACGAGGCACATTGCCAGGTCATCATTACACCCTTCTTCTGCTTCAAATGAGTTACTCTTAGAAATAAATGTAGTTAGTTCTGAAATGATCTCGTAATCATTGAATAAAAGTTTGTCACTCTCAATCATTGCTTTAAGATTGAGTGCTCCTACTTTTTTGACAGTCTTACTCATCTTGACACCAAGTTGTGTCTTCTTACCAGAGAAACCCTGTCCGACAATCTGACCTGCTCTACCTCTCATAGAACACA